CCGCCGCAATGGGTTCGTATGATGCGGATGGCTCAACGGTGTTTGCGTCAAATCCTGAAAGATCCATGTCGTGTTCTCCTTATTTCGCTACAAAATTGTCAAAAGGGTTGCCGCCGTCGAAGGTAAAGCGTAGTGGCGCGTCAATCGAAAAACGGTTCTTGGTCACGCTGGCCGCCTGCGGGTGGCAGATGATTTCGCGTTCGCCGGTGCTGATGGCGCGCTTCTTGTCGCCGTCGCCGCGTGTGTGTGTCACGAGCCTGATCATACAAACCGCATCCACGTTGTCGGTGTAATGAGATATCGACTTCTTGTGCAGCCGCACCGAATAGCGATTGTAACTGTCCATGTCCGGCAGATCCATCGTCTCAGTGTCGGCGTGGCCGATGAAGACGATATTCATGCCTTTGTCATAGGCAAGCTGACCGGCCCATTCACGAACCTGGCGATGCTTTTCTGCTGCGGTGCTGTATCCGGCACCATATCCGCCGCCAGCCTGATTGATCGACTTGGCCTTTGGATCGGCGGCTACAATTTCGCTTTCGATCATGGTCGCAAGCTGCGTGATGCTATCAAGCACCAGCGTCTTGTGGTCATGCTCCTGCGTGGCGAGTGCCTCGATGGCGTCCAGCACGTCTTGCACAGTATGCGCCACCGGAAACAGGGATACGTCCTCATTGCCTTGCAGCGATGCCGTTCCGTCCTCGGTCCGGATGAAGACAGGATTCGGGAACATCGCCGCCAGCGTTGTCTTGCCCATGCCGCCCTCGCCGAACAGCGTGATGATGATGGGCCGCTGCCCCGTTGGCTTGCTCAATTGTGATAGATCAATCATTTTTTCAACTTCCATCCTTCAAAAATTACTGCACCACTCAAGTCTGCATCACTTAAATATGCGCCACTCAAGTCTGCGCCAAGCAAGTCTGCATCACTCAAGTCTGCATTATTTAAATATGCGCCACTCAAGTCTGCGCCACGCAAGTCTGCATCACTCAAGTCTGCATTATTTAAATATGCGCCACTCAAGTCTGCGCCACGCAAGTCTGCATCACTCAAGTCTGCACCACGCAAGTCTGCACCACGCAAGTCTGCACCACTTAAATATGCGCCACGCAAGTCTGCACCAATCAAGTTTGCATCACGCAAGTTTGCACCACTCAAGTCTGCACCACTCAAGTCTGCGCAACGCAAGTTTGCACATTCTCCAACGTCTTTTCCTGCAAGAAAAAGCGCGTGCTTTTCTAAGATTTTTTTGAAATCAATCATTTCAATTCCTCCAAATAATCCCGTTCTTCCAGCGCAATCTTAATCGCGATGTTTAATGCTCCGACGATTGTTTGCGCTTCTTCAATCGTGAAATCCTCCAAGTCTGGCTGTGATTTGCCAACATTCGTTGTCGAAATACTAACTGATCCAGTTCCTTCACCAACCTTGATGATGAAGTCTTGCCCGTCATCTGACTGTATTTTGATAATCATTTCAATTCCTCCACCTTCACGGAAATCTTGCCCGGCTTCGTTGTGAACGCCTCGGCGACCATGCCCCAAAGAACTGGCTCGTTGTTGGCGAGGTATTTCATTCCAGCGGGATCTGCTTTGATTTCGGTTTTGACCGGGCGGATGGACGGCGGCAGCTTGTATTTTATGGCTTCCCAGATGTCGGCATTGACTGACCGATAGACCGGCTGGCCGACCGTCACTTTGAAGTTGTCAGTCTTGTGTGACTTGGTGCCTTCGTCCGGTACGTCAAAGGCTTGTGCGATTTCACGTTCAATCGCCAGTCGCAGCTGCTGTGCTGCCGTTTCCGCGCTCTTGGCGTCAAGCCAATCCGCGCAAAGTGTTTCCACGTTGCTACTCATTTTAGTCTCTCCTTTTCCTAACTTCATCACCATACTTTTGTGTTGCAGGCATTGCAACAACAAATTTGTGGGATTGGTGATTATTCCTCAACTTGTGCAATCTGAATGATTTTTTTATGTCAGAGGATAAGGGTTAAGATATGCATTCCCCATCATCGGCTTGACACAACGCGCCTTCGGTGTCGAAGATCCAATCTCCTTGACGTTCAACGAAATTTGCAAGCTGTGCAAGACTCATTTTATCTCTGAACGTCGCGCCGATTTTTTCTTCATGGTCGGCCCACCATTTCGCCCGCTCTGGAAACTGGCGTATCAAATTTGCTTTCGATTCTTCCGACTTTAGAAAACAGCCATCACAATTCCCGAATGGGTTGCCATGTTCAATGCTTGGTAGTCTTAGGCCAAACGGTTGACTGCGCCAAAATGCAGCGATGTCTTGTTTTGTCACACCAGCATCAACCAATGGATGCCAGTTAGTTATCACCTTATCCTGCGACGGTTTCGCTCTATGCTTTTCATCGTGTCTAATGCCGCGCGCTGTCGCCCAATGCGCCCACCCCAGGTTACGGCAATAACGGCGGGCAGTCTTGATCTTCATTTCAACCGTGCAAAAACGCATGGCCGTATTGGGCAGCATTTTGCGCTTTGAAATGAGCGTATCGAATGGCTCACCATTTCGGCTTGCGCTGTTGTGCGCCACCCGCTCAAACCAAGGCTCATTCCCGCGATATTCCAGCCAGACAATATCAACACCCCAGCGTGATCCAACCTCTTGTACGAAGTCCAGCGTCTGCGTCATCTCGCGGCCAGTGTTCTGGAAAGATACAACGCACCTGCTGGGTATGGTGCCGTTGGCCTCTAAGATATTGTGCAGCATATAGGCAGACGTGCGCCCGCCGCTAAATGCAATCTGCACGTTTCCTTCTGGCAGTTTGTAATAGTTCATTCTTCATCGCCTTCCATCATCATCCGGTGGATGATCGACGGACGCCCCTTCCCGACCGGCTTCACGACCAGCTTTTCAATGGGGAAGTCTTCCATAACCATGGCCAGCAGACCGTCGCGTTCGTGCTTTTTCAGGTTGCCCAAGCGCGGCACCAGCTTGATCAGTTCCGCCATCTTCAGGCCCGCAGATCCGGATGCGATGATCGAGGCCGCCACCTTCTTGCGCAGCCCATCCGTGTCGCCTTCAAACATGTTGTTCTTGAGCAGATTGATCGACGCCTGGCTGTAATAGTCGACGTAATCAATCGCCCAGCGCGCCGCGTGGGTGCTGATCTCGGTATCCCCAAGGCTGCCCGCCACGATTAAAGACAGGCGCATGGCTATCTCACGCGACCGGTTCATCATGGAGTTTACGATTTCGGACTTTTCGTTTTCCATTCGACCGATAATAATATCTTCATAGTCGGAAAACATTTCGTAGGCCGTCGCGCTGAAGGGTATCAACACCGGCTCCGGCGGAAATTCCGGACCCTGATCCTGCAAAATGTTTTCTGCCGCCGGGCTTGCCATAGCCTTTGCCCATGCGATCACCTTGGCGGGCGGGTCAATCATGGCTGGCTTTCGGCTTTTCTGGTATCCGGTCAGGCTCTCAACGATCAAGAACCGGTTGAGCAGGCCGGACGCCGCGTCCTTTGACCCGATTGCGTCATAGAATGTCTCCGGCGTGGTCATGCCCAGCACCGTCATCGAGGGCGACGATATCTTGATTTTGATTGCCTTGCGCTGGGCGTCATTCATTGCGGCCGTCGAATAGCCTCGGTTGCTGATCGTGCCGGTCTGCCTTCCGAATGCCTCCATCATCATCGAGATTGACTGCCGCATGTTGACAGATCCGGATGACCCGGCAGCCGCCAAATAGTTGCCGAACTCATCAATCGTGGCGATGTGGCACGGCGCTTCTTTCAAAGCCGACAGCACCCCGCCCTCCGACGTGTATCCGGCAGGCCCGCGCAGGTGGTCCAGATCGCAGTGGTCGAGCAGCCTCGATACGACCTTGTTTGCCTGCTCCTTGCCGGTGCCAGTCTTAGCCACGTTCAGGAAGAACAGGCTGCTCATGTTGTCGCTGTCGGTGATGTACCTCCGCCCCATGATGACCGACCCGAACGCCAGCGCGGCCTGAACGTCGAATTGCGGTTGCAGCTTGATCGAGGTTTTGGAGCTGTACGTCGCGACATCATTCAGAACCCCGGGGATGGTCAGCAGGTGTGACGGTATCGCGCTGGTTTTTGGTCCGGACACCTTGCCCCGCCCCATGATCGTTGCCGCCACGCTTGCCCCGTGCCGCATCATCGCGCGGTCTTCGTCGCTGGGGCCGATCGGCAGGGAATCCATGCTCAGAGCCTCTGCGGCGGCCTTCACGGCCCCGCCTACGTTTCCAAGGTGTTCGTACTGGCAAAAGACCTCGAAGGCGTCGAATGCGTGCGCAGGATCAAACGGGTCGGACGCGTGGTGGCTGTACGCCCGCCCATCGTCGAAGACCACAACGCCGGGGATGTTGGACGACGACGACGGCGACAGCCAGCGGTTGCCGAATCGTTTGTATCCGACCCGAGTAAGCACGTCGCCCATCGGGTTCGCGGCGTTGTACGCCTCGATCACGGAGCTGTCGCGGCTCTCCACCCGGCGGCGCTTTGGGGGCGGCTTGAATTCCTCCGCCCGCTTCCAAGGGCATAGGTCCGCCATCTGGGGCCGGAACCGGTCCCATTCGGTCCAGATCGTGAGCAGCTGCGGCGGGATCGGCCCGATCTCGGTGAAGGGAACTCCCGCCCAGGTGTAAGGCTGGCCCGTGTCGGGGTGGATGGATGGCGGCAACACGTCTTGGACGGATCCGGCCC